AACGTAGGTATTGGTACAACCAGTCCTTCAAAATCATTACATATTTTTGCTTCAGCCGATACAGCAATGAGATTGCAAAACTCAACAACTGGCACAGGCTCTACAGATGGCTTGTTGTTAGAACAGGGCGGTAATGACAGTTTATTAGTCAACTATGAAGCTGGTAATATGCGATTCTTCACAAGTGGTACAGAGCGTATGAGGATTGATTCTTCAGGCAGCGTAGGTATCGCAACAACCTCACCATCATCTACATATAAGCTAGATGTTAATGGTAAGATTAGATCGCAACAAGAAATCCTAATTAATACTAGCAGTCTCTTTATCAATCAAGAAGGTGAGGGCATACATTTAATGGCACCAAATGGTACAGAATATAAATTAACAGTGGATAATTCAGGAAACTTGGTAACAACTGAACAATAGGTTACAATTCTGATATGGCAATTACAAAAACAACAGCAGTGCAAAGGTTAGAGGTTTATCCACCTAGCGACAGTTCTGCTGCCGACACAGCAAATGCCAAACATGAAACCATGATGGTTGTATATGAAGATACGCTTGATGATAGTTCTGATGCAGATTTACCTGTAGTAGCAACTAGAGTTAAACACTTATCTAAGTATGTGGCTGACGATGGCGCTGCTACTGATTTCTCTGGCGAGGATCAGCTTGTTCAGACAGTTTGTGGTGCAATTTGGAGTTAATTATGTTTGTATTTGAAGTAATTATATATTTGTTAGCTTTCGTTGGGTTAGCTAATATTATTATACGTTTCTACCCAACACCTAAAGCTAATTGGAACATCAAGCTTTATGATTTTATAGATTATTTATCATTGAGAAAAGGAGTTACCAATGGCAGACGAAAAAAATAAAAAAACTGACGAAGTAAAAGATTTGCAAAACCAAGTTGAGGCAATGCAAAAGCTTTTGAATCATTACATGACTAAAGCAAATCAATTAGAACAACAGCTAGTTCTTAGCCAAGAGGAGCAAGGATGAGCTGGTGGTCAAAGTTTATTGATGTGATGACTGGCACACACAGAAAGAAAGTTCGTGCTAGAAACGACAAAGGTCAATACTTGGGTGATGACAAATCAACACCTAATGTTAATGAGGCTTATAAAGAGGTCAGAGTAAAGAAAAAGAAAAAGTAAGATCAAAGGGGCTGGTAAATATTTAATTCATATTATCCTAATATATATAATCTCTAATCTAGCCCCTTTCTTAGCATGCAAGATATAGTAACAGTAATCCAACAGCTAGGCTTTCCGATAGCAGCAGCCGTTGGGTTAGGTTGGTTTATTTATAAGCTAATCATGCGGATTGTCGATGGCATGGAGAAAAAGCTTGATGTCGTAGATGAGAAGGTTGCCGAGCAGATTAATGCTATGGAGCAAAGGCTTGGCACTAAGCTAGATACACAACATAAAATCTTGGTAGCTTTAATAGATCGTATTCGTAGTCTTGACAATGAAATCATTAGACAGGACACTCTTATTAAGACTATCTTAGGAGTGCCACAGCTTATCGACAGTCATAAGATAGCGAAAGCAGATAGAAATGACCAAAGAAAAGATTGACGATTACTACAAAGATAAATACAAACGAATGGGTTGTGCTGTTTTTTTGCTTCCTTTGTTGGCTTTACCCTTGGTGGCTGACGAGATTAAGTTTCAATTCAAGTCACCAGCTTTCAGTGGCATAGGCACATCTGCACATTATTTGACAATCGAGAATCAAGAGTTCACCAGAAGCGAAGCCATAAGATTAGATTTAGAAGCTAAATTAGAAGAACAGCTTAGAGAACAAAACAACAGTCTGCTCGAAAGATGGAAGAACAATTTACAGTCTAGGATTCTATCTAATATTTCTAGGCAGATTACAGATTCACTATTTTCTGACGATCCACAACTCACAGGCTCTTTTGTCTTGTTTGATAATGTGATCAGTTGGGATAGTGACGGCACATTTATCACTCTAAGCATATATAATACTCTTGATGGCACTACTACAGAAATTACTATTCCTATTAACAGTTTCGGCTTTACTGAATAACTGTGCAACGCACATTCGCTATGTGTCACCTTGTTTAACCAACCCTGATAACGATTACAAAGATGTCGTTACGATTATAGGTAAGGCTGAGTGCTTTTCTAAGTCTGCTTTCATTAATGAGCCTGTGACAGATGCTATCAAACAAGTAGGGGTGGCTTATGTCCAGCCCATAGTAGCCGTCTATAAGTTCCAAGATTTAACAGGACAGCGCAAGTCTATTGATGGCTATGCAAGTTTCTCGACAGCTATGACCCAAGCCCCAGAGACATATCTTATAAGAGCCTTGAAACAATCTGGCTTTTTTCGTGTCGTTGAAAGGGGTGGGATAGATCACATAACTCGTGAAAGGCAGATCATACGATCCACAAGACAAAAGTTTGATGATAATACTGAAGAATTACCACTATTGTTTGCTGGTATCTTGTTTGAGGGTGGGATTATTGATTACAACACCAACCTACTAACAGGGGGTGTAGGCGCTAGATATCTAGGGATAGGCAACTCTAAGCAATATCGTGAAGATACAGTCATAGTTGCTATGCGGATTGTCTCTGTCAGCACAGGCGAAGTTTTATTAGAAAACCTAACTACTAAGACTATTTTGTCGGTTGGTTTATCTAATGACTTCTTTAGATATATAGCCGATGGTACAAAGCTAGTAGAGTTTGAGACAGGCAATGCTATGAATGAGAGCAAGTCTATCGCTTTGCAAACAGCTATAGAAGTCGGTATAGTTAACATAATAGAACAGGGCATTGATCGAGGCTACTGGTCGGTGAAAAACTTATGAGACTTGTATTATTGTTATTCTTATCATTTGGCTTATACGCTGACAACGAGGTGTTTGTCTCCCAGACAGGCTCAAACGCTGTCATTAAATTAGAGCAGCTAGGCGGTTCTAACCTCATAGGTGGCACAAACGCATCTTCTGGTAGTCTCACTGCTTTAGGGTTAGTCGGTAGTGATATGACCCTAACTATCAATCAAATCGGTGCAAGTAACCTGTTTAAAGCTGATGATTTCAATGGTGATAATGTCACAGCCTATTGGAAATTCACAGGTGATAGTAATGTCTTTGACCTAGTAATGAACAGCTTAGAAGCCAATACAAGTGATTATGTCAATCTGAATATTCAAGCCACAGGTAGCAGCAATACCTTCGATTTAGCGATTGCTGAAGATGACGATGCTGGTTATCTCGATCTTGATTGGTTGATTGATGGTGATTCCAATGATTTTACCTTCGCCATAGATTATGAAAACGCTACAAACTATATAGACATCTTAGGCGATAACAACACCCTTACCTTTGCTGGTAGTGGGTATGCTGGTAGCAGTTCGAGTGATGCTGGTTATTTTTACCTAGACTTAGATGGCTCAAGCAATACTTTCAACATTACACAGGCTTCGACACTAGCTCGTGATTACCTTAAAATTACAGCTAATGGCTCGAATAGCACTTATTGTATTGTTCAAAATGATGGTGGTACATCCACTTCATGCTGATTCAATAGGCGATATCTCAGAACTAAAGGGCTTTGGACAAATAGTTAGAGATCAGCCTTATCCTGCGATCTTAGACTTCAATATAGAATCTTACGATAATGTGCAGACTAGAGCAGGTCGTATAGCCATCACCTTCTTAGATAACACACAAGTACGTCTAACAGAACATTCTAACTTAGTTATAGATGAGTATATCTATACCCCAGATAACAGCTCTATGAGCCTTAAATTTGCTTCTGGCACTATTAGATACATCAGTGGTGCGCTGAATAAGAAGAAGGTTAAGCTGACAACAGACAGCGCTGAGATTGCTATATTAGGTACAGACTTTACTGTAACAACCACAGAGTTCGGTTCTAGCTTGATTATCTTGCTACCCGATGAGTTTGGTAACGCTAGTGGCGAGATTATTGTCTCGACAGGTGCAGGACAAGTTACCCTTAATCAGCCTTATCAGGCTACTACAACCAGTGTCTTTGAATCAGCACCGACTAAGCCAGTCACCTTAGATATAACCTTAGACTTTATTGACAATATGCTAATCATAAATCCACCAAAGGAAGTTGTAACACAAGAAGAAGAAAGCCGACAGCAGTCAACAGATTATCTGGATTACAACGAGTTAGATGTCGATTTGTTGAACGAGGATTTTCTCAAACTAGACGAAGATTTTGAGTTTACAGAGCTAGACATAGATTATCTTGATGTCAATTTCTTAGAAGATTTATTGGATGTGTTAGATGCTTTAGATACAGAGGAACAAGATCAGTTAGCCATTAACCTAGAATCTGCTAGTATCAGTGGTACAAGTATAGGGCAAGATACAGAAACCCAAATCACGACCTTCATACAAGGTGAGAGGTTAACAATGCAGAGAGTAGTAAATCAACAGGCTTATTTGGATTTAGATAGTGGTGGTGCATACACAGTTATCTTTATACAGGATGGCATTAGCAGAACAGTCAAGATTAATGGTGGTTCATCCTCAAGCATAACAATCACCCAAAACCCATGATTAGAATAGGACTAGCACTTATCACACTTTTGGCTTTGCCCTTAGTATTACAAGTACCTGCATTAGAAATATTGAAGCTGAAAGTCTTTGACAGGTTTGTGGTGCAACATAAGCCATCTGAATACTTTACGATCTTAAATATAACTGACAGTGATGTTAGGGCAGAAGGTGGTTATCCCTTGCCAAGACAAAGATTAGCCGAAATAAACGAAGAGATTATGTCTAAGGGCGCACTTGGTGTCGGTTATGTTATATCCTTTATAGATAAAGACAGGTTTGGTGGTGACAGCTTGTTTAGTGTATCTGCCTCAAAGTATTCCATAGTTGTTGCCACCTTCGAGACAGACAATCAATTATATCCAGAGCCAACAGGCACAGTCTTGTTGGGTGATCCAGCAGAGGGTATAGCTTTACAGGGCTATATGCCTAATATCCCAGAAATATCTGAAGTAGCCTTTGAGGGTATGGTGTCAGCGCCAGTCGATGTTGATAATTTAGTCAGAAGATTACCTTTACTATTAAAAACACCTGATGGCTGGATTCCTAGCTTTGGTACACAGGTCTTAAAAACCTTAGTTGATGCTGATACTTTTATCATCAAAACTAATGAAACAGGGATAGAGGAGATCAAGGTCAGAGGTTTGCCACAAACTAGAGTGGACAGTTTAGGTCGACACTGGTTGTCTTGGGTTGACACTCCACAAACCACACTAGCAGAAATGGCTGTCAAAGATAAGTTTGTCTTTGTCGGTGTGACAGCAAAAGGAGTGATGCCACAATTAGCAACACCTGTTGGTTTATTAGAACCACACAAGATACAAGCTGCTTTAGCGGAATCTATGCTCATACCTAACAGCCCTTACATACCTTATTGGCATTTAACAGCAGAGTTGGCTAGTTTGCTCATATTGTGCTTTCTTATTTGGCTTGTAAGCTCTTTTATGGGGATTACATGGTCAATTACCCTTGCTTCTGTGATCTTTTGCTCTACGGCTGCGTATGGGCTTTATACGATCAGAGCAGGGGTTTTACTTGATTTTAGCTATACTTTGATCGCTGAGTTTGTCACAGCTAGTGTGGCTTACTATCTCAACTTCCGTAAACAATACAAATTACGACAGCAGATCAAAAAACAGTTTGAGCATTATCTCGATCCACGACAAGTCAAACGCTTACAAGATGATCCTAGTTTATTGAAGCTAGGAGGTGAGAGGCGCTATTGTACTTTCTTGTTTACAGATGTTAGGGGTTTTACTGCCTTATCGGAAAAGCTAGAGCCAGAGGAAGTGGCTAAGATTATGAATAAGGCATTGTCTATACAAGCTAATGCAGTGCAGAAGTATGGTGGCATGGTCGATAAGTATATTGGTGATGCGATGATGGCGATCTTTAACGCACCTATAGACTTACAACACCATGAACAATTAGCTGTCCAAGCAGGTATTGAAATGCTTGACGAGATAAATAAAGCAGGGTTAGAAATTCGTATTGGTATTGGGATAAATTCTGGCAAAGCTGTGTTAGGTAATATGGGTAGTGAATCACGATTCGACTATACTGCCATAGGCGATGCCGTTAATACAGCAGCTAGGTTAGAAAGTGCTACTAAAGAACGAGGTGTTGATATTTTAATTGGTGAAGAAACTGAAAAGTTTTGCGGTTATAGGTTACAATCATTAGAACCAATTAAGGTTAAAGGTAAAAGTAAGCCCTTGAAGATATACACACATGGTTGAAGCATTTATATATAACTGCACATTAGACAGGGTAGTCGATGGCGATACTATAGATGTACACATAGATTTAGGTTTCGGTGTCTGGTTTCGCAAACAAAGGGTCAGATTAGCAGGCATAGACACCCCTGAATCAAGAACTAGGAACCTAGCAGAAAAGGCACTAGGGTTAGCAGCAAAGGCTAGACTGCAAGAACTTTGTGGTGAGAAGTTGTTGGTCAAGTGTGTAGATAAAGGCAAGTTTGGCAGAATAATCGGCATACCTTATACAGAAGATAACAAAGACATTTGCCAAATACTCATAGAAGAAGGTCACGCAGTCGAGTATTGGGGTGGCAAGAAAGTAAAAGTTTGGGGATAACATGAACATATCAGAAGAGGGCAAAGCCCTAATTAAAAAGTTTGAAGGTTGTGAGCTAGAGGCATATCTTTGTCCAGCAGGTAAATGGACAATAGGTTACGGACACACTAAGAACGTGCAGAAAGACGATCATTGGTCACAACATTATGCGGAAGTCATGCTCGATATAGAGCTAGAAGAATACGAGGGCTATATCAGCGATCTAGTCAAAGTACCACTTAAACAACATCAGTTTGATGCTTTAGTGGCTTGGGTCTATAACTTGGGAGCAGGTAATCTTTTAAGCTCAACCCTGTTAGTAAAATTAAACTCAGGTGAGTATGAAGATGTACCACACGAGATACAACGCTGGAACAAAGCAGCAGGTGAGGTCTTAGAGGGTCTTGTCAGACGTAGGAAGGCTGAAGCCTTGCTGTTTGAAGGCAAGGACTGGTCAGAGGTCTAGCCAATTTTATAATCTTTAGTGATAACACCTAAGTTTGCGTCTCCTCTTGAGTGATATTTAACAAGTGTGATGTCTCCACTTGCTAACTTGCGTAAGTGCGCTCTTACCAAGTGATATTTTCTTGGTTTATAGTCCATCGTACCGAAACTGTTGTCATGGTGTTTATCGTTTTCAAGTTCGATTTCTAAAGTTTTATGCTCATAAGAGGGTGCTGTTAGAATGTCTGAAGATTTATAAGTTTTTGGTATAAAAATTGTATTTTTATTTCTACCAGCGTAAGTTGTTTGTTTTGATATGTTTTTGTACGTAAGAACAAAATTTAAAAAAAATAAAATTGAAAAAGAACTAAAAATCATTTTTGAAAATTCGTGATCGGCAGCTTCTTTTGCTGATATTGTAGTAAATCTCCACAAATCTTGATCACATTTCATATTTTTTAGATCGGGTACAAAAGCGTACTTTTCTCTACTCCTTTTCCATGCATCAGGTTTAACTAACAAGTCATCCCAAGTTTCATAATCATCCATATTCCAGCCGTAAAGGTTTGGGTCAGAGTGTAATGTTTTTGTTTGATTGTTAAACAAAGATTGTGTGATCAGAAAGTACCCATCTTGCTCTTTTATAAGCAACTGTGTTGTTGCTTCTGTTTTGCTTTTAATCTGTACAAAAGTTTCTGGATAGGGCAAAAAGGGTTTTATGTCTTTTGCGTATTTCTGTAAAACATTAATTCCACCAAAGGTTTCAAGAAGCTCATGGTCTAAAACAAATTTTTCAGAATTATGCAACGACTTCTGAACAGCACTGCTGCTCAATAAGTGTGCTTTATCAAATTTTTTCTGATGCTTTTGTAATTTATAAATTTCATCTTTATCCTCAGTGCCTATATAATAATTCCTGAATCTGTGCTTTTTTAAATATTTAGCATCATTTTTTGTATCATATATATTTTGCAAATCACTGTGTTCACTTAACCAATAATAAAAAGCCTTTTTATTCATTTTCAATTCTTTTGAGTGTAGCCGTCTTGCGCCTAATGGTATAACCATCTTTAGCAGGTACAACTTTCTCAGGTTGGGGTTTGTAAGTTGTTGTCCCCCATGAGACTTTATATCTGTAGTTTGTGCCTATCTCAGCATCGCCCATCTTGGTCTGTATAAAGATTTGTGACTGCTCAATTTCATCGTTCAATAACTTGATCTTTTCTTTATTGTTATAGATACGATCCAAATGTTCACTAGAATCATCGTCATTGAGGTCTGCTTCAACCTTTTCCCCAACAGGGTGCATGATTTGTAGATCAGGCAACACCTGTGGTGGATACCAGTCTTGCTCTTTGATACGTCTTTCAAAGTCGTTTATGATGTCTTTAAGTTCTTTTTCAAAGGCAAAGTCTCTGCGCAACAGGAACATCTTAAAATCGTTGGTATTGTGAAGAGTGCTAATCACCCCCCAACTATACCCACATATTGCACAGAGAGCT